TATTAGAAGATCCATATCCAGTTCCAACATCTGTTAATTGAATTGATGATATTTTTCCTCTAAAAATTGGTTGCAAAACTGCATTATATTTTTCATATGAATTAGTTGTACCAACTCCAATATTACCAACAACTGAAACTGATATTTGTGGATAATTAAAATAATGATATCCACCTCCCGAAGACGTTAAATCTACATATTGATTTGTTTCGTAATTAAATTGACTTAAAGTTGTTCCTATTCCAGCAGAACATAATCTAAAGATATCAGAATTTAGTTTTATAATTTGATAACTTGTTTGTGTACTCAATCCACCAATTGGTGCTCCCACATAATCGTAAACTACAAACTCTCCAGATTTAAAATCATGATCTTTTATGTAAATAGAATCTGATGCAGTATTAACTCCAGAAACAATTGCTAATCTTTTTTTGTTTTGATACTCACTGCCGGGATTAGTAACTATTACTGAAGATATAATTTTTCTATCCAACAAAGATTCAAATTTTTGATTTCCATCACCAACTGATGTTATATTGATAGGATTAATTTTTAAAATTGCATCTTGACTGTTATTGTGCAATGTTATAGTTTTTTGATCAAAAATTGATACGTAATATGCAGAATTATCTTGCAAATAATTTTGAGTGCTTGTATCTCCAGAAGTAGATCCTATTCCAATTTTTGTTGCGTTGAATGAATTATAAATTACTGCTTCACCAGATTTAAATTTATGCTCAGTATTAAACCCAATAACATTGGTAGAAGTACTAATAAATCCACCAGAAGAAGTTGATATACCATTAGCATTAAAATAGACAACACTCTTAACTTTTTTTAATTTTGCTGCTGCTGTTGCATTTTTTCCGTTTCCTCCACTTATTATAATCTTGGGAGTTTCTAGATAATCAAATCCCCCATCTATAATTTGTATCTCCTTCAAACTTCCACTGACAGCGCATGTTCCTGTTGCTCCAACTCCAATGGAATCAGTTATTTCTAAAACTGGAGGATTTATTACATCATAATCTTGACCACCATCCAAAACATCTATTTTGTTTAATCCACCATAATAAACAACATCATTTGATTTATAATTTAAAATTTCCACACCATTGACTAAGATTCCCAGTCTTCTGTTTGGTATGGTTGTTTGTACAATATTACTTAACTTTGGAGTATTAATTTTTCTAATTATTTTTTGGGAATCAAGTTGCTTATCTTTATTTTTTAATGGAATTAGACTTAAATTTATATTTGATGATGAATAATTTGAAAAAGATTCAAATAGTCCATCATTAATATTTGATGGACTAGAAGATAGTTGTAATATATTACTATCAATTTTATTGACAAATAAATTTTTTGAAGGTATAATATTAGAATCTGAAGTTAAATAAATTGCTTGTCCAGTTATAAAATCATGATCTGAAATATTTAAATATGAAGTTGTTGTAAATCCTGCTAATGTTATTCCTTTAGATTCATTAGTTGAAAAAACATCATATGAAGGTATTGATGGTGAAGCAACAACAGCATCAGAATCTAAATCATAAACATTTTGTACATCAGTTGTATATTCATTTTTAGCAATACTATTGGAAATTGTTTTTACAATTCTGCGAATGTCATATTTTTCATATAAATTTGTTTGATTTGAATCTAAGTTTGATGAAACTGAAAATTTATTATCTGAAGAAATTTTTTCAACTTGACCCGAAATAATAGTATTGTCAATTTTGTTAATAAATTCAATATTATCTTTAAGTTTTAGTTGATGATTTTCATAAGTTTCGATTACAAAATAACTTCCATCATATGTAATTGAAGATGCTTCAAATTTTGTTGAGGTGTTAAAAATCCAAGAATTAAATTTGTGATCGTTTTTTTCTTTAATTAAACCAATACTTTTAATTTCGACAGTATCATTTGTTTCAAAATAGTTTGTTTCTTCTGGTAAATTTAAATTATCTAACACTCCACCAATTCTTACTTCAATTCTATTACCTCCACTAAAACCATATGAAACATAATCTGCAACTATATCGTCTCCAATCTTTTCTGTGGTAATTCCAATGCAATTTAAAAATTGATTTAATGTTTTTTTCTGATATGATAATACATTATTGTTTATGGATAGATATCCACTATTTGCAAACCCAACAGTAGAATCAACAATTAAAGATGATTGGGCAAGCCCGACTAATTTAGTTTTGGGGTGAATTGAAAAATTACCATATAAACTTCCAAATACAGATAAGTCTCTATCATACCCAAAATCTATTCCTAAAGTATAATATGTTTTGTTATCAAAAAACTGAGTTTCTACATCAGAAACTGATCCATATGCAGTATTAATTCCCAAATTTTCATTATATTCCTGAAATAAAGTATTTCCAATTAAATCTAAAGGATTTCCTGTTACAGGTTCTACAACATATTTTCTTAAAACTTTAAAGTTTGTTGATGAAGGTTTAATTAAATAATCTTGTGGTTTAATTGTTTCTGCATCTACACCAAAATTGGATTTAAATAAAATTGAATTTGCTTGTGGAGTTCCTTTTGTTGCATAAAAATCTTTAGATTGTAAAACAAAATTTTTCTGATTTAAATTTCCAGGAAAAAATACATTTTCAAATCCTGGAGTGTATTGAGATTTAAGTTTTGTAAAAAATTCGTTTAAAAATAATGTACTTAAATTTTCAACTTTTTCTCCTACAGCATGAGTTTGAATTCCAGTAGTTTCAAATGCTATTTGATTTGGTGCGCTTAAATACCGATATGTAGTAATTCCACTAAATCCACGTATACATCCATCAAAAAAAGTATTTCCTATGGAAGTGTATGTAACAATCTCATCATTAATTTTAAGCAATCCAAATCTTTCTGGCCAACCAAAAGTATTTTCAACATAAATTGTTGTATCACCCAAATCAACAAATTCAGTTACCTTTGTATGTTGTGAGTTAATTATTTCCGATGTATATGTGCCAACTTTCAACAGTTGATCAATATTTTTAACAATACTTAATGGTGAAGAAAAATATTCTTGAGATTCGTAATATTGTTTTAGGAACGGTCCAAAGTTTGGATATTCTTCTTGCAAAAAAATAGGGATTTGCCCTTCAACTACAGTTTTTGCAGATGTTCTTGTTTCTATCATATTACCTTGTTATTGATCCGTTAGAAAAACTAGAAGTTCTTGAATAAGAATAACCTGAAGTATCACTGCCCGAAGAAATGGTATCAGAAATCATTGTTATATTGGTATTATTCATATCAATTTGTAAATACAAATCTTGCAACCCAATTACATCATTCGATTCTGGTATTGCTTCAATTTCTATAATATTTGTTGGATTTGATATTTGAGTTGATACTATATTTAATAGACTTAAAATAATCTCTCCTTTAACATAATCAATAGTTCCTATTGATCTTTTGACTATTTGATACTCATTATCTGATAATTTTCGAAATGCAAAAATAGTTCCTTTTTCATTATTGGTTAAATCTGGGTAATCTGAAAGATATAGATCACCAGATATTCCACTTAATTGAAATCCAGTAGATTTAATATTAAATGGAGTCTTATTACCAGTAGTATCATATTTAAGATGAAAAGAATTTCCAAAACATATTTCATAATCTGCAAAAGAATTTAACGCAACTCCCAGATCTCTTCTCATTTTTATAAGAGTTATGTTTGATGTGATTCCAGAATCGACATCATCAATTGTTTTGAGTAGTTTACTATATTTTAATCTACTTCCAAAATTATTTACATCACTAGATTTTGCATAAGTAGTTAAAGAATTAATAATATTAGTTTTTAAAGCATCTAAAGAATTGACTAAGTTTGAATTGTAATATACTGAAGAAGTAATTTCAACAAATAGATACTTAATATCAATAATTTTTGGTATAATTCCAGCAACTGAATATTTTTTTAAATCTCTAACTATATTTCTTTTTGTGTAATCTGAGATATAATTATAGTTTTTTGGTTTAATTGTAATGAATACTTTTCCATATTGTGGTGGAGACAAATCTTCCCCACCAAATGCAGATACAGATTCTGCCTCTGAAAAAATTCTATACACTAACGCTTCATAATCACTTGAAGTTACTGCACGATTTTGTGTTGAGTAAATTCTTGGAGCATAATTTCTAATTGATGAAGTGGTTTCAATATCTCCACCACCTGTTGATGCTGTTGATGTTGCTAAATTTGAAATACCAATGTTTATAGTTTGTCCATTATTGTCAACAATTTTTCCCGAAAATGAAAATGAAGAAACTCCATTTGCAAGTTTTCCATTTGTAACAATGTATGTTATAGTAACAATGTTACCATTTTGAAGTTTTTTACCAAAAATACCATCACCAAATAATAATTCATATCTTTGATCTTCAACTTCTTGAATTAAAAATATATTACTAGTATCGTCTACATTTGAGATGTTATCAATTAAATTGTAATTGTATGTTGTAGAATCATCATTACTATTTTTTACTTTAACTTTAAGAGTAGAAGTGTCAACTCCACCATTGTTTAATATAAATCTTTGATTGTAGAGTGATGAATTATATGTAAAAGTTTGAGTAACTAAAAATCCTTCGTAAATTTGTATGTCATTAAAACTGGCAATTTTATTGGTTACGGGTACTGTAATATCTTCTGGAATTGAAAACGAATAACTTTCAGAACCAAATGCATTTGATACTGCACATATACCTGCCTTCAGAGTCAATGTGAGGGGTTGTATGGTTGCTCCTGATGTATCTACTACAAATGAAACAAACGCCTTAGCAGAGGTTTTTGAGCGGGGTACATAACCAATATTACGCGCAAGAGAGACTACATTTTCTCTGAGAGTTGCGCTATCAATAAAAACCTCATTCGCAATCATATTTGCGTTAAAGGAATTTAAATATGTATTGTATGCTAAAATATCTATGAGTGTAGATAAGTTTGATCCTTCGTAATCAAAATCAGTAAAATCCGAATTTGCCCTCAGATAATCTTTAATTGAAACTTTAATCTGATCAAAATCTAAATTTGAAAAATTTATCTGTGGCATCTATCGTACCGTCTGGAGTACAAAATTTAATTGTTGCGAAGGAATTGTTGCTCCTATAACATTATAATCAACCAATACATCATATAAATCTTGATCAAAATCTGGACTTACGTTAATAGTATTGATTTCAATTCTTGGCTCAAAGTTTGAGATTACATTTCTAATTTCAGATTCAATTGATGAAGTAATTCGAGTATCAAGAATTTCAAATAATGAGGCACTCAACTGAGTGCCCAGAAGTGAATTAAAAGGTCTTTCTCCATTTAAAGTTAAAACTAAATTTCTCAATGACCGATTAATTGAAGTTACATTTGTAATCGTTAAAATATCATTGGTAATTGGATGAGACTTAAAAGAAAGACTCACATCTTTAAAATACCTAGAGATGTTTTCTAACGCCACAAAGATATGGAAATACTAACTTATTTATATACCAAAAACAGGTTCAGTACCATACTCCCAATCATCATAGTCATCATCGTTACGAATTTTTTCATGAATTTCTTTTTGAATATGAAAATCATGTCTTTTTGGTGTGATATCGTCATTATATATTTCTCTAAGCATACGTGGTGCTTGATAGTCGGTAATTAAATGAGTAGTTCCCCATTGATCATACATGTAATCTTTGTCTCTATCTGATGGTTGTCCCATTAGTTTGCTCCTGATTTGGTAAATCAGAACTTTTTTCGGGGTTGCTATCCCTTTTTAATTAAATCATAATCATCTTGAAGAATTTCTCTTAGATATTCTTCATTCCAGTTATTATAATAATCAGTTTTTGCCAATTTTTTTCGAAAGTCACGTAGTTCTTCTTTTGGTTGAGATAGGATTAGATTATAAAGTCCATTATTAGTCTTTATATCTTTTATGTAGGTATCATATGATGCACAATCCTCAAAAAATTTCCATTCATCATATCTTTCATTATGAATTTTAACCCATCTCTGAACCTCTAAAAGGTCAAATGAATCCTCAATGACATATATGATCACATGATACCCTTCAACCGGCACGATGGCACTTGCAGCGCACTCTACAATCAGATATCTTGACTTTTCTGCAAATGGACAGATAGGAAAATTACCTAATTCTTTTCTTACCTTTGATACTTCTTTGATCCATTTAAGAATGTTTCTTTCGACCTCAGATTTTCTCATTGGTTGATTCTTTTTTTAAGGTTTCTTCAAAAGAGAAGCGCCATTTTACCCTATAATATAAATTCTTAACTAGTTATAAAAAATTAAAAGACACTCAGAAAACTCTGAATGCCTTGAAGATTTACTTACCTTGCCCTCTACGAGGTTTTCGTGCATTGTTTCTGCTGGTTGCAGAATATTTTGTGTTTTTCCCATTACCCTGTCGAGTATTTTTTGGATG